GTTCTTCCACAATGACAATGAGATGCGAGGTGTCCCAGGAGGAGGATACGACTATAGAACAAGGATAAGACATTAATGAATATGAACAATCATTGCGCATACAACGAAGGAAACGACATTTTCCATGTCGTCAGGGGAAATGATTTCCCTATCAGGATCTGCCTTTGGTCGAAAGGACTGACGTTCGGCCAAGACAGAGCCTACGAATTGGAGGACTGCTCCGAAATAATGGCGAAGGTGGTAGGTTCCGACAGGAAAGTCGCCGTCAAAGCACGGTTTGTCACGACCAACGAGATCAGAGGACTCGTTGAAACCGGCTCTCTCCCGATAGGCGACTATGGGGTGGAAGTCGTTTTCGTCAATGGCTCCGGCATCAAGAAGAGGATACTTCAGCACGGAGTCATAAGGGTTGCCTCATGCAACGATGCTTCCGGGGTTCAGGAAGACAGTTGTATTGTCAATCTCTATGTGGATAAAGAGACATCGGGCGGTGGAGATGTCCCTGATCCCACACCAGGTGAATCCTGCAAGCCTGACTCCGAACTTTCTGAGACCAGTGAGAATTGCGTGCAGAACAGAGTCGTGACAGGAGCCATAAGGGAGCTGCAGGACTACTGCTTCCCGACTTCACTTGAGGCTTCCATCTCGCCGTCTTCGGCAGAATGGACAGGTAACTCAGTAGAGGTCAGTGTATCTTTCAGGGTTCTCAGAAACTTTAAGCCAGTAGTAGCTGACACTGTCCAGATCCAGTTCAACGGCGAGACTAAGACCCTGGAGAATGTAGCTGAGGGCTCAGAAAAATTCACTCTCTCTACTCTAGGCTACAAATCTGGCTCAGTCACTGCCAAGAAGGGCAGTACTACCATAAAGAACTCACCAAGGTCTATCAGTGCTAATCTTTATCTCCCAGTATATTATGGATTCTCTAAGGCCACTACAGGAAATGAGTTGACTATCACTTCACTGACTAAGGGAGGCTCTTCTCTCAATGGTACCAAGACTCTTAACAATGATGATGCTACTAAGTACTTGTGGCTCTGCGTCCCTAACACCATGTCGATCAACAAGGTTACATCTGGTGGTTTCGATGTTCCGTTCTTGGCTCCAGTAGAGGCTTCTACTCCACTGGGAACCTATAAGTGCTATCGGACTAGGGATCTTCCTGGGACTGACTCTATGACCATTGTTATCTCTTAAAACTTAGAATATCATGGCAGATTATATCAAGATCTATGGTGAACTAAGACGACCCTTAGCGGGCCAATATGTCACAGACTCAGATCAGATAAAGCACAAAAATGAGACCTTAAAAGAGGTTCTCGATAGACTAGATGGTGTTACCTACGTAGATGTTCCAGAGCTCGAGGACGATTACATTGTTCAGGCAAGTGCATCTCACAAAGAGACTGTCTATACTATCGAAGTGGGAGCAACCATTCATGCTATCACAGGTGATTCCACCATTAAATGGATGAACGGAGAGGCTCCTGTTATTCAACCTAATCACATATATGTGATCTCAGTGATAGGGTCTCTATCTATCTGGGGAGAATTTCCAAAAGTCTAAGTTATGAGTGTATTTAGAGTTCTGATGATGCACAAGCATCAGCCTCTGAGTGAGTTCGTCAGACTTGTTCCAGAGAACTTAGAATTCCCGGACCCAGAGAGCACTAAAGATCTAACCATAGAGTCTAATGCTTCATGGACTCTTGGAGTTAAATACAACGACTAAACACCTAGCAAAGGTTAATTTATTAACTTTCTAAAAACCATTAAAATATGGCAAAACCGAGTTGGATTAAACTGGGCAAGAGCTCAGGTTCCATGAACGATTCCACAACTGTTACCGCCAGTGAGTACACTGGGCGTCAGCAGAGAGGTGGAACAATCACCGTTAAAACAACTGGAGGTGCAACCGACACTACCTCGGTTTCTCAGGCTGGTAAGGCTGAGTTCATTAATGTGCCGACCAAGACCTACAATGCCGCTGCAAAAGGTAGCAACTCTGACGGTTCTGACACCATCCAGATTACCGGTACTGCAAATACGGCAAACATCAAGGTAGCCGAGACTACTGGTAAGATTATCCCTGGTGCCACCTACAAGATTCAAGTCAACGCTGTCAATGACGATTCTTGGGATGGAAAGACCGACACTACTATTGATGGCGACCCAGGTAAGGATGCAGAATTCTCCTTTACTATCGACATTAAAATCCCCGAGAATAAGACTGAAGCTGCCAAAACATTGGAGATCAAGCTTCAGAATGGTAACGGAGATGTTGTCACTGATGCTATCGTCATCACACAGGCCAAGGGTGTTAAGTCTTATGGTGCTGTTACCCTCACCGTGGGCACTTATCAGCAAATCCCTGCTGCCGGTGGTACAGTTGATGCTCCTTCTGTTTCCTTCTCCCAGCCTTGGGGATGGAACGGTGTTACCTCGGGTGGTGGTACCATTACTACTGGTGGCACTGTTGCTTATGCAACTAAGACCGGATGGCCTTCAGCTCTTACCCTTGACCCAGCTACTGGTCAGATATCTGCTGAATCCCGTACAACAGTAGTTGGAGATGTGATTTCAGGTACTGTAACCATCACCCTCAATGCTAATGGCAAGTCTGCTTCCAAAGAGGTTTCAGTTAGCCAGCAGGCTAACTCTGTAACCTATGCCGTTACAGATGTGACACTGGCTGCTCCAGCTGACATTCCGGCTTCCGGAGGTTCAGTATCTTCTACTACGGTTACAGCCAAGGGTTCACAGACTTACACCTCGGGTTCAGTCAATAGTGATGTTGCCCTTACCAACGGCTCTGATGATTGCACCATCACATTTAGTGAGGGAGTTTCAGCTGCTTCTGTTGGCACTACTGTTACCAACAGAACTAAGAAAGGCACTCTCACTGCTACAGTTACCTGGAAGACTACAGCTACCAAGTCCGCTTCTGTGGATGTATATCAGGCAGCCAATACCGCCACTTACGGTGACATCACCTTTGACTCTGCCGTTGCCACAGAGATTTCACTCAAGGCAGATGGTACCCAGAGCCGCAACATGACAGACAACTCATATGTTGGAGCCAAGCAGACTGTCACCTATACTTCGGGTGCTACCAGAACAGAGGCCAGCGATACTGCTGCGGTTGTCTTTGATCTCAGTCCAAAGGTCAAGACCGCTGCAACTGGATTTGCTCTCTCTTCTGACGGCATCGTCTCTGTTGGAGCCAACCCTACTACCGAGCCTCGTGGAGGCTTTGTAGTGACCGTAACTGTCACTGGCGAGGGCAGCAAGACTGCCACCAGAGACTTCACGTTCAGTCAACAGGGTTCTTCTTCTTATATCAACCTTACTCCAGAGAGCCTCACTTTTGTGGCTGCCGGAGAATCCAAGACGCTCACCGTAGAGTCAAACGACAGCTGGACTCTTGAATAAGACTGTCATAAGGTGGGAGGGGTTTTTACCCCTCTCATCTTCTAATTTATTCTAAAAAAACAGAACATCATGGCATTACCTGATTGGCTGAGAATATCCCCGGTGTCCGGGAAAGGTCCAGGAGTCGTCTCCATCGAGGCCGACCCGAACGAGGGCTGTGATCGCTCGGTAGAGGTCACTGCGGCCACCACGAAAGGGCCATCCGCCACGTTGACCGTCACTCAGGCCGGAATGAGGGAACCTTTCGCTGGCTCAGACATGGATTTTATCCTGTCGGACGGTGGGACGTTCAACGTACTGAAGACAAATCAAATGTAACTGAATATGGAATATAACAGCAAATATACGGGCGCCCAGGTGGAGGCGCTCCTCGACAGGGCTGGCACAGTCCAGCAGACTTACGACATCGGGTGGATGCTGAATCTCATACCAACATCTGGAAACAACGCAACCCTAACCGCGGAACAGTTCAACGAAATCAAGGCTGCCGCTGACGCACACAAGATATTCGTTGGTTACGGCCAAGTGTTTTCGTCGAGTGCTTACTCCTATGGTGATAACACCTATATCGCATTAACGCAATCGTTAGGCAACTTAGTAAGCATATATTCTGTATCATCGCTGAATGGTACATATAAAGTAAGCGTAACATATAATCAAATTATCACGCAGAATGACTTGAGCGGCTACGCAAAAACCTCCGATGTCCCTACGAAAACATCGCAGTTGACTAACGACAGCGGATTCCTAACTGGGCACCAAAGTCTCGATGGGTATGTCAGGAAGGGTGAGGTCGTCAAAACCCTACCGGATGACATCGGCTACGGGAACTCATATAGAGCTGTAGTAAAGTCAATCGAGCTAGCCGCGGACAAGTTCAATATCGTTGGAAGATGTAGTGGACTGACGCTGACACTACCCGCTGGTGCAGATATGGACGGGCAGGAGTATCGCTGTCAGTTTTATGTACCTAATAAAGATTACACGCTGACAGTTCCGGCAGACGTGCGCTGGCAGAATGGAGAGGTTCCTACGTTTGAGGGCGACACCTGCTGCCAGTTGGTTATCGTCAACAACTGCGCCACTATCGGCGTGTTCAAGGCGTCATCATAACAGGAGGAAAGGATATGGGCTTGATGAGGAAATTAATGATGGGCTGCATGCCAGGTGTGAGGACGCTCGTAAACACAACTGAGCCGCACACTTCGCCTGAACTTATGAACACGCCTATCACACTGACTGTCGGGGCGTCCTATTCTATAAGTTGGACTGGAGAGGTTCCTGCGACAACAAACGTTTACATCTATCCGTTCTATATCTATGGCGGCACAAGTACAATGTACGACATGTGCCATGTACGGATAAGAAAAGTCGATTCAAGTAGTATTAGTATATCCGCAAGAATGTTCGACACCGACACCACCGAATTTAGAATAGGGCTGGCAGCGGGTATCAATACTATTACTGTAGAAAACAGGTTTACAGTAACGGACGTTACGGAAATGAATGGTATCACCGTTTATACTGTAAACTTAGAGACTTATTTCTTCGGTTATAAAATAATTGAAAAAAGCGATGTTAAAAATACAAGGGATATCGGCGAGGGTCTGGAGTATTATGAAAATATCGCAGGAACATTCGTAATCAAAAAACTATCTTAGTTATGGACACACAGTTTTATATAAAGGACGGAACTATCCGTGACAGGTCACGAATAGTCATTATTAAGGGTAACATCCAGATCATCAACCCGACAGAGGAGATGGTGCTGGCGGATGGTTGGATCTCATATTCCCCTCCTGCTCCGCCGGAGCCGCAGCCGACCGTTAATGACCAGCTGCATGAGATGTTGTTGGAGCAGTACAACGAGCGCACAGACATCTCCGACGAAGAGGCGCTGAAAAGGCCGCTGTTGGTGTATTCATGGGACACCTATGTCGGCAAGTCGCTGGCTAAAGGACAGGTCGTGTCCCACGACGGCAAGCTCTGGAGGGTGCGCCAGGATGTGGCCGCAGTGCTGGATAACCAGCCGCCAAGCCTGGCCACAGCCGCGCTCTATGAGGTCATCGAGGTCGAGCCGGCGGGTACGCAGGACGACCCGATCCAGTACACGCCGCCTATGGAGATATTCAACGGCAAGTACTACACGCAGGGCGGCGTCCTCTACAAGTGCACCAGGGACAGCGGGCAGGCGCTCACGCACGACCTGGCCGCGCTCGTGGGGCTGTATGTCGAGGTAGTTCCGGTCGGCACCGGAGGAGGTGGAGATGAATGATTTCAACGCCCACATCCTCGCGGACGAGGCCTCCACGGGGGGTGTCGTGGTCGGCACGGGCATATCGGCCGCGTTGTTGTTGTTTTTCCAGCAGTCTTTCGAGCGTATGTTGCCCTACCTCATCATAGCCGCGGTGGTCATCCTGATAGACCTCGTGTTCGGCATCAGGGCCGCCAAGCGCAAGGGCGACCGCATCAGGATTAGCCGCGCCATAAGGCGCACGATAGGCAAGGCCGTGGAGTACTTCTGCTGGGTGGTGCTCGCGTCCTCGCTGGCCGTGGCCACTGGCTACACCATCATCGAGACGGGGCTGATGCTTGTCGTCATAGGCGTGGAGCTCATAAGCATAGCGCAGAACTGGTACTTCTGGAAGTTCGGCCACAAGGCCGGGGTCAAGGTGGACGCGGCGAAGGTCATCGAGGCCGTGGTCGAGGCAAAGACCGGGGCGAACATCGAGGGGGCGATAACGATAAAGAAAACGGAGGAATCCGAAAACAAAGAGGAGGTCAAGGTCGATGGCAAGGAAGATTAACTACATCATAGTGCACTGCACCGCCACGCCGGAGGGCTGGTGGGTGACGAACGAGGAGATAACGAGGTGGCACAAGGCACGCGGGTTCCGCACCATCGGCTACCATTATGTCGTCTACCTTGACGGCACGGTCCACGCCGGAAGGCCGGAGAACGAGATCGGGGCTCACTGCCAGGGGCGCAACGCGGACAGCATAGGCGTGTGCTACGTGGGAGGTCTCGACAAGTCCGGCAAGGCCAAGGACACGAGGACGCTTGCGCAGAGGGAGGCTCTCACGAAGCTTCTGAAGGATCTGAAGGCGAGGTACCCGAACGCGGAGATAAGAGGTCACAGGGACTTCGCCAGGAAGGCGTGCCCGTGCTTCGACGCGACAAGTGAATACAAGGCCTTGTGAGTTGTCAAAATATGAAAATTGTTTGACGCAAATATATTGACGTGTTATGAAAGAGATTATCAATTTCCTGAGGCTCCTGTGGGAGCTTCCGCAGAACCTCCTGGGGTTCATCCTCTTCCAGGTCTACAGCGTGGACTGCCAGTGCATGGAGGCACCCTACGGAGATGTCCGCATCCTTTATTCGGAGCGGATGAGAGGCGGCATCAGCCTCGGGCGGTTCATCATCCTGCCGTGGAAATACCGCTACAACAGCTCATCATACGTCCGAGACACCATAAGCCACGAGTACGGGCACACAAGGCAGTCGCTTTATCTCGGATGGCTCTACCTTGTCGTGATCGGGCTTCCGTCGCTCCTTTGGGCGTGGGCGCACTCCGCGTTCAGGAGGCTGCGGACGGTGGACTACTACTCGTTCTGGACGGAGCGGTGGGCTGACAGGCTCGGAGGGGTGAGGCGATGAAGCCGGGGTGGATCCTTCTGCTTGTCGCCGCGCTGGTGGCGGCTGTCTCCGTCCTGAGCTGGAGGCTGGGCTACCACGCGGCGGTCGCCGAAGCCATCGAGACACCCAAGGCTGATACCCTGATCATAAGGGACACCGTCACCGTCGAGACCCCCGTCCCCATCCTAACCACCATCACTGACACACTCCTTGTCGCCTATCCCGACATCGTAATCATCCACGACACAACATTCGTCCAGCTCCCCAAGGAGCGCAAGGAATATTCCGGAAAGGACTATCGTGCGGTAGTGTCCGGCTACCAGCCAAGCCTCGACCAGATCCAGGTCTTTCCGGAAACGAAGACAGTCACCAAGATCTTTTCCGCGCCGTCACGAAAAAGACACCACTGGTCAGTAGGCATCCAGACCGGTTACGGCATAACCTTCCAGGACAACCGCATCACCCCGCTACCCTACATCGGCGCAGGTCTCTCCTACAGCCTTGTCGAGTGGTAAATATTTTGAAAATAGTTGCCTGAAAACTTGCGTAATGATAGAATTAATACTATCTTTGTACCAGTTAAGAAAATGAAGTATGAAGTACAACGAGTTAATGAGGCAACTGAAAAAGGCGGGGTGCTACGACACTGGAAGACAGCAAAGCGGACACCCTCTCTGGTTTAGCCCAAAAACAAACAAGATGTTCAAGGTCAGCAATCACGGAGCTGACGAAGTGGCGACCGGAACATTAGCACAAATCAAAAAGGCAGCGGGGATTTAATCCCCACTGTCTTACACATAAAAAACAAATTACAGTTATGAGAAAGGTTAACGCAATTATTGAAAAGGCATCAGATGGCAATTACAGCATTTATATGGATGCTGACGATATGCCTTATCTTGTCACCGGAACCGGGAAGACTGTGGAAGAGGCGCGCAAGGTGTTCGAGGATGGTTATGAGGACATCAAAAAATACTATGCCGAAACTGGGAAACCATTCGAGGAGGTTGAGTTCAGCTACCAGTATGACATCCCATCATTCCTTCAGGAATACGCATATCTCATCACACTTTCGGGACTTGAAAGAATTACTGGTGTCAACCAGAAACAGCTTGGACACTACATCAGCGGCTACAGGCATCCGTCCGCCAAGACAGCCAAGAAGATCGAGGACGGAATAAGAAGATTAGGACAAACATTTTCGTCTGTCAAATTCGCTTGATTGCAATCGGCCTTCGGGCCAAAGCGAGTACTTCATTTTCTTTGGCAGACTGGCGGCATCCGGAGGGGTGCCGCTTTTTTAGAAGTAGGACTCGTGGTGGCGGATAGACTCATTGGCGGTGCGTGTCTCCAAAGGGGTGTAGAGGTCGGTCATCTGGAGGGAATGGTGGCGAGCTTGGTCACGGACGGAAAGGAGGTCGGTGCGCGCCTTGATCAAATCCGTGATGCCGGTGTCCTTGAGGCTGTAGAACTTATACTCGGAAGGGAGTTTCAGATCCTTTTTCAGATGGTATGTCCAGAAATCACCGAAATGCTTAGCCGGATGGTGTTCGGGACCCGGGCGAAATCCGGAACTGAAAAGATACCAATCAGCGGGACATGACAGGACATCAAGGTCGAGCATCAGTTTGAGCACGCAATCCGGGAGGGTCACAACGGCATCCTTCCGGTTTTTTGAATATTCAGCCCTGACGGAAATGGTTCCTCCCTTTACCGAGATGTCGCCTATACGGATATGGCTCATCTCCTTGGGGCGTATGAAGCAATAATAGAGAACGTAGCAAGCCAAAAGATAGTGACGGTTGCGGTCGCCGCAATATTCACGGATGGCAAGCATAGTCTCCTTCGGGATGACGGTGCGGTTCTTGGCACACTTGCGCTTTCCCTGCACGGCGGTAAGGTTCGCGGTGAAGTCCTCGCTGATATAGTTCTTCTCCATCAGCCATCCCGCAAAGCTGCGAAGCCAAGAGAGGTAATTGTCTCTGGTTCTGGCAGCCTTCCCGCAATCGAGCCAAAGCCAGTCGAGGAACTTCGAGACAACAGATGACTTTAGTTGGTAGACGTAGCATACAGGTTTGACCTGATCCTTATTCCAGGCACGGAACACATTCAGGAACGAGGTATAGCCGTTGTAGGTCTTGACACGCATAATGTCCGACTCCGTCAACTTGTACAAGTAACGGTAATATTTCTCACAGACATCATCAAAAAGAGTGTACTCCTCCGGATTGTTTAGGGACAGATATGGATTCCAACCCTGTGAAAGTTGCTCATTGATGTTGATCACCATATCGTTGGCGTACCTTCTGCGTGCGGTGACACCTTTGATTTTCGGGACGGAGACTCTTTTCCTTCGAAGACGTCCCGTTTCTGGATCGAGGCAATAGAATTCAACATACCAACGCTTTCCCTCGGCAATTTTTGCCGGAATAAAGCCATTCGTCGTGCGGAGACTTGAAGACATTTTTTTTGTTGGGGAAATTTTTGAACTCCCCAACAAAGGTTTGACAGGAACCGGCTCAGACCGCGAATTTTTTTGGCGCAAATCTGGCGCAGCATTTTTAATAATTTTGCCGCAATTTCTTGATACGCAAGAAGTTACGGCAAATTCGTAGCGGGGGAAGGACATTTCACGGGCATTTTCGGGGATTCTTACCCCCAACTGAAAGCCGTCCAGGGCAGGCGAACCGGGTCGTTTGGCGCAAATTTGGCGCACGCCACGGCTCCTTCCGGACGTTTTCCTTCCACCAATATGCTTATCGTTTTGCATTAATCTTTTAATGTTTCCAAAATTTTGTTATGTTTGCAGAAAAGATCTATATGAGAAAGTATTTCGAAATAGACTCAAAAGAGTTTCCTCCCAAACTTGTGGATCTGGCTTATGAAGAGGCGAGGGCCGCACTCAGGAACGACTTCGATGCCATAGCCAAGACCCAGCAGCAGGTTCAGACTTTTTTGGGATGGTATCTGGCTGCCATCGTTTCCCTCATCGGCATCCTTGTCGGAACATTGGCCAGTCAAGAAGGATCATTGCTCGTGATGCTGATGACCGCTTACGGCATAGTGGCATTATCTGTTCCCGCCGCACAGATGTGGTTTGGCGTCCTGTACAATGTCACGGTTTATCCTGAAGGAGGCGAACCGAGTGTGTTGCTATCCGAGGAAGCCTTGGACTGGCTGAACGGATATCCCAAAGGCGAACAGGCACACTTCCGGAAACTTGCATATCTCGTGGACCTTGATGAGAGGCATAAGAAGAATACCGAGCTGAGGAGAAGGATGTGTTCCGCCTATCGGGTCGGGTTGACTATGACCTTAGCCGGAATAGCGTTAGGACTGGTTCTTCTCATCGGCCTGTGCATATTCATCTTTTAACCGGAACATCATTCAACTCCGATGGCGGCGCAGGTGGAGGCAGTGTCGGAACCGGCTGGTTCTTCGGTGAGGATGCCGGGATTTTGCCTGATTGATAATTTTCTTTACTCATAGTCGTTATTGTGTGTTAATCCTAAACTTGGGCTATAGACAAGCTTTATATCTACGTTAATTGTTTTGTAACATCAGGGAAAGGCCACGCCGCGAGGTGGGGCCTTTCTTATTGTTTTTCGAGGATGGAGAGGAGACGGCCTATCTGGGCGTCCTTCTCCTTGATCTGGGCGTCCTTCTCCTTGATCTGGGCGTCCTTCTCCTTGATCTGGGCGTCCTTCTCCTTGATGCGCTCGTCGAGGAGCTCGATCTGGGCTCTGAGGACATCGGGGCTGTCGGAATAATATTGGCGGTTATCGATATCGATTGAACTATGGTGATTATGATTGCCAATAACGACACTATGATCTCCTGCTCTCTGTGATGGAGCGGACATCTCCCCTTCTCCATTGACAAGCCAGTTAGCGTTCAGAGCTGGGAATTTACAGAGAATTGTCTGCAACTTATCAGCTCCAATACCATTGCGAATGTTGTTTACATAACCATTGGAAAAGCCGCAGATACGCTCAAACTTAGCCTGCGACAAACCCTCATTTTTCAAAAAAGCAATTAATCTTTCCTTAACTCCTTGTGCCATAATATAATGCTACTTTTGCGTTAAAATTATTAGAAATTTCTCTGCATATTTCTTTGAATATTACGGAGAGTTCTCTATATTTGCCATGTAAACACAAACGCAATACAAATGCAATACAGCATCAAATGAGCGAAGATAACAATAAAATATTCAGAAAACAAATGAGTTATGAGCGTAGAAGATCGAATGGAAAGGACAACGGTGGGCATCTGGAGGATGCTTGCGGTGGTGATCGCGGTGGCGTTGATGGTGAACGCGGTGCAGGCTGTTGCGGGGAAGGCGGAGTTCGCGTGGTGGCATCTGCCGACGCTGGGGATAGCGTACATCTTGGGGGAATGCCGAGATTGGATCCGAAGATTAGCGGCCGGCGCAAGGCTTTTGAGGCTGCGATGGCGTGGCTGTTCAGTCCGGAAAGCAATCCGGACGCGTGGATGCTGAAAGATATGGTGGTGACGCATAGCGCAAAGCGTGGTATCAATTGAGATATTCATTGGGTATGGAAAAATATGATGTCAACAGGGACAAGTTCCTTGATATGATGGCAAAGCATCATCTGGACGAAGGAGTGAACGTGGTGGGGCTTTGGGAAAAGGCGCAGCAGGGTGAGGACATAAAGCCGCTTGCGAGGGAGTTCATCGCTGACAGGTTGGAGCAATGCGTGGCGGCTTGGGAGTGTGCCGCCGGTGTATGGAGACTTGACAAGGGTGGGATGCCGGCGCGTGATCCCGGGAAGTGGAACTGGGATGAGCTTGTGAAATTCATTATGGGGACGCTTGAGGAGGATGTGGTCTGATATGTGGGTTCATTACATTGTGGAAGGTGTGTTGCTGGTCGGCGTGGTTGCGCTGTACTGGTGGGCGTTCAAGGAGGATGACGATAAGTAATAGGTCTTGGCAAATCTATATTCAACGGCCCTAGGAAGCCGCCATCACGTAGCGCCGTGAGGCGTGAACAATTCCGCGATGCTCCGTGGGGAGCTACTTAAAAGCGAGTAGGCACAAATAACCTTTTTTGTCGAAAATCATAAGTTTTAGTCATTACCGGTTCGAGTCCGGCGCGGGATCTCAGTTTTATCAATTCAATTACGGCGTTAAGGAGCGTCGGGCGGTGAGAGACCGTATGTTTAGATAGTGTTGAGTTAAGTAAGTTTGACAGCCGGGAAAGACCGGCAACTCCCCGGAAAGGGCAGGATATGGGTCCCTGCCGGCACGTAGGCAGACTTGCGTAGGATGTAAAGCCCAGGAGGGCGGGGTCTGCTCCGAAAGCGTCACGCGATGTGAGCGGTTCGATTCCGTTCCCGGGGGCGAAATTGGTTAATCAGTAATATTATGAGTTCAATAGCACGAAAGATTCAGAACAGGTTGGCGCGGAAGACGGTCAACCGGATAATCAAATCACCAGCGGTGACGAAGACAGGAGAAGGCAAGAGGTACAGAGTGCAGCGGATACAAAAATTCACCGCGGCCAGACACTGCGGTGAATTGCTTGAAAAGCAGATAAGACACGACAACTGGAACTGATGATCAGTCGGAGGATTTGCCCGCAAGGGTCAGGATAGCTCGGTTGATGAACTCGGTCTTGTTGCCCTGATAGGAAGAGAGGAACGCGTCAACCTCGGGGGTGGACTGGAAGGTGTAGGACTTTCCGTGGGGCTTGGACTTGCGGCCGGCACCGGAACGGGCACCGCCCCAGGACGCGGACTCGGAAGGAGTTTGTGAAGATGACAGATTTTTGTTTTGCATACAATTTGTGTATTTTTGCAGCACCTACCAAAGGGGAGGCTGATCTCTCAGCCTCCGTTGGCGAACTAGATTGCGATTTCTATCGTGAATCTCAGTTTCCAAATCTTGATCGTAAGTCTTGCGGACATACTTTTAAGACTTTGGTAGGTTTTTCTTACTCCCTTTCAAGCGTTTCAGATTCCTCTTTCGCGGCTCTCCCTGAACCGCAATACAAAGGTACGCATTTATTTTGAATTACGCAACTATTTTTCAAGATATTTTCAATTTATTTTGCTGATTTTCAATGACTAAAGAGTTTCTTTTGACAACACTTGGAATAAATGACACGAGGTTGATTCCGGAGGCTTTGATGGAGGTGCTGTTCGGAGATCCGGCCAACAGACACAAGTTCTACAGGGCTATGCTGGAGGCGAACGACTTTGCGATGGACAGGGAATGGTTCCAGCCCATCTACGAGGCGGAGCTAAGCGAGCGCGGTCAGAAAAAGCAGGACTTTACTCCGGCGGCCGCTTCGCAGCTGGCTGCGATGATCACCGACAACGGTGCACGCAGACAAGGGATTCTGGAGCCGACCGCCGGAAACGGCTCGATGATCATAGCCAAATGGTGGGAACTATGCCGAAAGCGGATTCCGTTCGACTATTACCCGAACGACAATCCGGTCGAGTGTTGGGAACTTTCGGACAGATCGATACCGATACTCCTTTTCAACTTGTCGGTCAGGGGAATGGTTGGGGATGTCTATCACGGGGATGTTCTGGAGCAGCGGGTTATAGCGCATTACCGGCTGATCAACAAGCGGAATGACGCGCTTGGATTTTAGGAAATATTCAAATTATCATAGTTATGAGCACAATTAACGAAGAATACGAACATTGGTTCAAAAACAAGGAGTATATGGTCAGAGACTCGACGCTGGCAGCGTATGACTTGATGTACAGGAATCATATCAAAAATGATGAGATTGCGAATATGGAAATCAAAAACATACGCTCCAGACATCTTCAGGATATGATAGGTCGGCTCCATCAAACCGGACTTAGCACAAAATCCATAAAGGACATTATAGTCCTTGTCAAAATGATAATGGGATGGTTTTTGGACGGCTTAGATTTATACCTGCCAAAATTCAATTTACAATATCCTCGCGAAGAAGGCGCAATGAAAGAACTAGAGACATACTCTCCGGAAGAATTGAGACGCCTTGCTGGATACATCATGGAGCATCCGTCCTACGAGGGAATCGCCATCCTGATCACAATGATGACCGGACTACGGATCGGGGAGGTCTGCGGGCTGAAATGGAGGAACGTTGACCCTAAAGAAAAAACGATCACTGTCGATTGCACAATTGCAAGAGTGTATATTCCAAAGACATTCGGCAGCACGAGCGAAAAAAAGTCATACGTTCGGGAAGGGATACCAAAGACCAGATCCAGCAACCGATGCATCCCCATTACGGCACAGCTCGCAAAGTGTCTCGCGAAAGTAAGGGGAATAATGCCTGACAATTTTTACATCGCAAGCGGAACAGAAAAGTGCACAGAGCCAAGAACCTTTCGGCATCACTTTAATAACCTTTGCAAAAAAGCTGGGGTAAGAATAATCAAATTCCACGGCCTAAGACACTCGTTCGCGACAAATATGATCCGAGGTGGAGCGGACATCGCCAGCGTGTCGAGAATATTGGGGCACTCGGATATATCCACAACTCTGGATATCTATACCCACGCCAGTATGGACTCTAAGAGGGAGGCAATAAAAATCATAAGCAAAGGGCTGAAACTATTAGACTGAAATCAATAATATTCATTAAATATGGCAATCAAAGAGATTTGGGAGACCGCGGGCCAGAAACAGCGGAATGATTTATTGACGTTGATCGTGATGGACGGGGTGTCGTACCCAACGGCATATTCCTGGTGCAACGGGACGAGGCGGCCTAAGCCGCTCTATCAGGAGAACATCAGGAAGTACGTCAAGGATGTCTTCGGGGTCGAGGAGTCCGTGGAGGAGTTGTTTCCTGAAAAGCGGTAGGCTATGTACGCGGACAAGGATTCAAGAGGCCTGATCTCGGTGTTCGAGATGGACAGGCCGGAATGGTCGGCACTCCGCGGGGCGTGCCAGATGGCCGTGCAGCTTTGGGAAGTCCAGTTGATGGAGTTCGCAGGGCTTGATCCAGCACGGATGCAGACTTGGGAGATCCAGCGCAAATGCTACCTTGAGCAAAGCATCGGCATCGCAAGGAAGCTGATTTTCGAGATAGACCAGGCTAACGAGAGAGTGGACGATGATTCCTGCAAAAGGATATTCGAGAGTGCGGACAATGGCCAGGCCATAGATTTATTTGACTTATGATCCCCGACTATGTAAAAGACCAGATCAAGGAGCGGGACATCGTCTCGATCATCCAGGACGAGGGCGTGGAGCTCAAGCGAGAAGGCAGCCACTACAAATGCTGTTGCCCTTTCCACGGGGAGAAGACTCCTTCGTTCGTGGTGACGCCATCGAGGAATATGTACCACTGCTTCGGGTGCGGACGTACCGGCGACGCCATCAGCTTTGTGATGGAGAGGCGCGGGATGACGTTCTACGAGGCGGTGGAGCATCTTGCCGGACGGTTGGGAATCGACTACGAGAAGAAGGAGCCTACACCGGAGGAGAAGGCGGCGGAGTTCAGACGGTCGCAACTGATGACGGTGAACAAGCTGGCCTCCGAGTGGTTCATCCAACGGTACAAGGAATCACCTGGAGCCAAGGAATATGTCCTGAAGAAGCGCGGGATCAAAGCCGAGACCGCCGAGCTGTTCTGCATCGGCTACGCTCCAGAGAAAGGAGGCCTGAAACAGTACCTGACGGGACTTGGATGGAAGGAGGACGTGCTGCTTGCGGCAGGACTGGTCAAGAGGAACGAGGACACCGGGCAGGTCTATGACTCGTTCAGGCACAGGATAATGTTTCCGGTGTTCTGGACAAGCGGCTACATAGCGGGTTTCTCCGGACGGTACATCGGTGACAAGCCGGGCGTTCCCAAGTACCTGAACACCGGGGAGACTGAACTGTACAAGAAGAAGGGAATCCTTTTCGGGTGGCTCCAGGCGAATATGCAGATCTACGCCACGAAGCAGGCTTACCTTGTCGAGGGCAATCTGGACGTATGCCGGCTGCACGAGATCGGGGTGAAGAATGCCGTGGCTCCGTGCGGAACGGCTTTGACTCAGGACCAGATCGACCTGCTGAAATCCAGGGCCGAAAGGGTCACGATCATCGGGGACACAGACGAGGCCGGTATCGAGGCGGTCCAGAAGAACGCCAAGCTGATGACGGAGGCGGGGCTTTCGGTCAGTGTGATGGAGTTGCCGCCGGAGCTTGGCAAGGATGCTGATGAGTTCTTCCGGACACATCAGCACGAATTTGACGAATGCAACCTCCAGAGGACGAACGATTATATTCCTTGGATCTGCAAGAGATGGATGGAAGCAGCCGCTTCGCAGACGGAGAAGGCCGCCGTGATCACCGAGGTCTGCAAGCTGCTGGCCAGGGTGCCGGACCAGAGTTCGGCGGATATGTACAGGGAGACCTTCACGAAGACCTACAAGTTCGGTAAGATCTGGAACCAGGAATATTTCAAGGCCAAGAATGATCAGGAGCGGGCGGAGGCGAAAGAGGACGGAACCAAGGAGATGCTCCAGAACTATGGCTTCTACGTCAAGAACAACTGCTACTATGGGGCTTCAAGATCCGGGAACGATGTGAGGTGGAGCAACTTCACGATGACTCCGATCCTGCACATCCGGGACGAGAAGAACGCAAGGAGAATCTTCACGCTGCGGAATGTCAAGATGCAGGAGGCGGTGGTGAAGCTGAACCAGAGCGAGCTCGTGTCGTTCACGGATTTCAAGACTCGTGTCGAGACAGCCGGCAACTATGTCTGGGAGGCCACGGCCAACGAACTCACCTCTCTTAAGAAGTTCCTCTACGACGGCACGCCTTCGGCTGATGAGATCAAGCAGCTGGGTTGGCAGAAGAAGTGGGGCTTCTATGCCTGGGGCAACGGCGGCCTTGACAACGGCACGTTCAAGCCGGTGGACAAGTACGGAATCATCGACATCAAGGGTCAGAAGTTCTATCTTCCTGGTTGCGCGCTGGACACAAGGGACAATACCCAAGGCTACCAGCTGGCAAGGAAATTTGTCTATACGGAGGCTAACACCATCACGCTGCGGGAATATTCAGAGAAACTCATCACCGTGTTCGGGGACAACGCCAAGGTGGCGCTTTGCTTCCTGTTCGCGTCGTTGTTCAAGGACGTTGTGACATCGGTGACAACATCGTTCCCCATTCTGGATCTGTTCGGCCCGAAGGGCACGGGAAAGTCGGAGCTGGGTCATTCGCTGACTTCCTTCTTCGTGACGGGCAACATCGCGCCGAACATCAACAACACGACCAAGGCGGCTCTTGCCGAGGCGGTGGCGGAGGTGAGCAACGCGGTGGTGCATCTCGATGAATATAAGAACAACCTTGATCTGGAGAAGCGGGAGTTCCTTAAAGGAATATGGGACGGCGCGGGGCGTTCGAGGATGAATATGGACAACGACAAGAGGCGCGAGACCACGGCTGTGGACTGCGGGGTTGTGATGAGCGGTCAGGAGATGCCGACCGCCGACATCGCTCTGTTCAACCGGCTTGTGTTCCTGACATTCAGCAAGACAACGTTCAGCGACCAGGAGAAGAGGAACTACGAGAATCTGAAGCTTATCGAGAAGCGAGGGCTTACGCATCTGACGAACCAGTTGTTGCAGTTGCGCTCCAAGTTCCAGACGGATTTCAGAAGGGTTTGGGATGAGACTTTGTCGGACATGAATGACAGGGTGCGTTCGTACAATGTCGAGGACAGGACACTGAGGAACTGGGCAATTCTGCTGGCGGCCTACCGGGCTTTGAGGACGGACATCGACGTGCCGTTTGACAGCGAGGAGATATTCAGGCTTTGCTGCAAGGGTTGTGTGGATCAGAACCAGAAGACTAAGCAGAACAACGAGCTTTCGGGCTTCTGGGAGATTGTGGAGAATCTGGTGGCATCCGGGCAGGCGTACATCAACATCGACTATAAGCTTTGCGCCGGGGACCGTCCGTTCGCCATCAAGGAGTCGGATGTTCCGTTCGAGCCGAAGCACGGAGTGCGGTACATCTATCTGGCTTTCCAGCGGCTTTCGGCTCTCTATATGAAGGAGGGCAAGGACGTGAACGGCAAGGTGATCCCGAGGGATTCGCTGAAGTACTATCTTGAGCATTCACCGGAGTTCATAGGTACGGCCAAGTCGATGCGGTTCAAGCTGCTGGAGAACAAGACCTACGTGTCGAGCAATCCGGAGACCGGCAAGAGCCGCGTCACCACGGCGATGGTCTTTGACTATGACGCGCTGAAGGTCAATTACGGAATAGATCTGGACATTTCTACGGACACGTTGGAGATCGGTGACAACCGCACGGCGGCCAGCGCTCCCCCATCGGTCACCGAGCCAGCCGAAGCGGTTGATGACGAACTTTGGGAGGAGTGATGGAAGACCTGAGGAGATATGTCCTGTATTCCAGGGAGCAGGAGGAGGCGTTCCGGAACAGGTACGCCAATGTGATTGCGGCCAGGCGGCGGGCGTATGTGAAGTGGCTGCGGAGCCTCCCTCTTCTGGAATGGGTTGACTATCTCGTTCAGGTCTCCCCACGTGACTACGAGGCTGTCATCGGCCTGATCTGCATCTGTCATCAGGAACGCCTTGTCAGTATCACTTTCAGTCCCGACTACCGCCGGATCAGACGCGATCCGGACACCGACGAGGAGGTCGAGGCCGTTTTCGGAAAAAAGAAAAAGTAAAAATAATCGCCAAAAATTTGGTAAATGTTAAGAAATTCCTTATCTTTGTAGTGCAATCAAAACAATAACGGTAATGAGATACTCGGAAGTCATAAGGAAGCTGAAGAAAGGCGGATGCTCTTTCCTCTCGCACGGTAAAAACCACGACTGGTGGTTCAGTCCGATAACAGGAATAAAGTTCCAGATACCGCGACACAGCAGCCAAGAAGCGAAAGACCGGACATTGGAGAACATAAGCAAGCAATCGGGGGTGGAACTATAACCCACCCCAATGCTTAACAAATATTTAATTAATAAAATCAGATATGAAGGCAAAGGTTTATATCGCGAGAGGTTCGGACGGAACCTTCGACGCAACAATGGAGTATAACAAAGCGATTCCATTCGGACTTCTCGGTCAAGGCAAGACAGCCAAAGAAGCCATAGAGGACTTTTACAACTCTTATGAGGAGGCAAAGCAGATGCTTGCGGAAGAGGGCAAAGAGTGTCCGGATGTCGATTTTGAGTTCTACAACGACGTTCCCTCTTTCCTCCAACAATATGCGTTTATCCTAACGCTTGCCGGACTGGAGAAAGTAACCGGAGTGAGCCAGACCATTCTTAGCCACTACATCAGCGGCTACAGGCATCCTTCCCCGAAGACCGTGAAGAAAATCGAGGAGGGCATAAAGAACTTCAGCCAAGAACTATCGTCTGTCAAATTCGCGTAATTGTTTGGTAGCATTACTTAGTATGGTGCGGCCTTGGGAGTTTCTTCCAGGGCTTTTCTTTTGGGTAAGGGCCAATGAAGAGGGTTAATCTTCGTCCGCCCTTACGATTTTTATTGGAGGAAAGTGGGTGGAATGGGGATTTCAAAGGGCCAAAGCGAAAACCATAAGCAAAAAGAGTGGATTTGCTTACGATTTTCACCAAGAGGGTGATTTTCGGGGGAAATGGGGAAAATGAGGAAAATCGGAGTGGTTGTGCCAAATTTTGGCACAAATAGGATAACTATTTTCACATATATTCAAATAAAACAAAAGTTTATCTTGTGCTATCTATTGTAGTTCTTCAGTAAATTACGTAAATTAGTGAAAAATTATTTTGCTGAGGAAACGAAAAACCCCAACTACACTAACTACACTAACTACACTTGAAGTAAATGAATGAATATTAACGAAATAAGGTGTAGTTGCGGTGTAGTTGAAGAACTACACTCCAACTACATTCAACTACACTTGGGCAGTCTCCAACTACACTAACTACACATTTTCGAGGGTCAACTACACCTCGTTTTTGGTTAACTCATTGAAAATCAAACATAGCTTCAAGTGTAGTTGGTGTAGTTGCTGTTTTTGCGAAAAATGTGGCTATAATATTTGATGAACTGTGAAATGCTTGATGTCAAATTGAAAGTGGATTCGCCGATGATGGCGGATTATCTGGCTTACCTGTTCCCGCCTGACAGTCCGGGCGGGCCTCTGAAAGTCTATGCCCGAAACAGCATAGGCAGGATTCTCGTGGCTCATTGCAAGGTGGCGGAGGGTCCGGTGGCTCTGGAAGGCGACAAGGTCGTGGATCTGGAGTTGCCAAGCGACATCGCCACGGCTCCTATGAGGGATAAGTTCCTTTATTATGACAAGTACAGCACGGTGGCGTTGAATATGGCGATCAACGCCTTCTTTGACATCGAGTTCAAGCAGTACTACCTTGCCGGCTACGAGCTCGGAGTCCAGAAGAAGGACATAGTCACTGCGTTCATCGTGTCGAGGGGATTGTTCAGCACCGACTATTTCGACGCGCTGCACAAGAGGATCTACAGGCAATCGCAACAGACGCTGGACAAACTGGTGAAGAAACTTATCAACAAGGTGGATTACATCAACAGCAGTATAAACATAAACGGATTGAAAGATGATCAGAATCATTGACTCATTGCAGGCCCAGAGCCTTGACAGACAGGATGGAGTCTGGCATAAACTTGCGCTCGTTCCAGGGACCGCCACCATCGAGCGGTCGGAGAAGACGGAGGATGCCGGGAGGCTGGCCACCGTCAAGATCAACGCCACACTTTCGGAGTCCTCGGAGATTATGAGGGACAACCTTATATTAAAGGTAGGATTCTGCCACGGGGACGATGAGACCTACGGCACCGAGGACTTGCCTCTTGCCTTCGAGGTCAACGAAACCAACACCTTGAAGCTGTCCAGCTCGTATCAATTCCCTGTCTTTTAGCGTGTCCTTTCCTTACGGGTGTCTCGCTGGTATCTTTGCGTAAACATTGATTAACAAGATGAAAGCAGACACATTCCAACTGGCAAGGGACATCGTTCAGGGAAAGTGGCTGGTCTCCAATCCGGAGCAGCTGCTTCCTATCGCTCGTGCCTTCCTCAGCAAGACTCCGGTCGAGATGGAGGTGAAGTCGGCGGTGGTCTCCACCGTGGCCGATTCCGGAGCACAAGCCGGGAAAGCCAAGAGTGTCGCCATTGTTCCGCTTCACGGCACGATGACCAAGTACGACACCTGCGAAAGTTACGGGACAACGTTCATAGCAAACAAACTCCGGGAGATGGCCGATGATGAAAATGTCATCGGCATCGTCCTGGACATAGACTCCCCTGGCGGAAGCTGTTCGGCCATTCCTCCGATGCTTGAGGCGATCGGTTACGCCCGATCCAAAGGAAAGCCGGTCTATGTCCACGCCGACTGTTGCGCTTCTGCCGCCTACTGGGTGGCTTCACAGTGCGACGCCATCTATATGGACAACGACCTTTCCGAGGTCGGCTCCATCGGAGCGATGGCAGTCTTCGTAGACAATTCAGCAACCAACCCATCAAACGGGGAAAGGACTTTAGTAGTCTATGCCGATGAGTCCTCAGAGAAGAACAGGGCCTATAGGGAAGCTCTGGCCGGAAACTTCGAGGCCGCCAAGGCGGAACTCAAACCGCTGGTGGAGCAATTCCAGAATGCGGTCGTGTCCGGAAGGCCGAATATTCAGAAAGAGGAGAAAGGAGTTCTGAGCGGCGCGATGTTCGGCACCGCTGAGGCGTTGCGCCTGAATATGGCCGATGCCAAGAAGACCCTTTCCGAGACCATCGAGGCGGTCTTCGCACTCACAAGCGTTTAACCAATCTTTTTCATAATGGATAAGAAAACTCTCAACAATTCCAAGATGGGCCGACTTGTGGCCCGTCTCTTCGGCAAGAGCGAGCTTGACGTCAAGGACGGCAAGGTTTCCCTTTCCGATCAGGAGCGGCAGAAGGTTCTGGAGAACTACGGCCAGGACTTTCTCGACAAACTGGAAAGCATCAACCTCGATGAGGAGGGTGCTGCCGTGACCCTTTTCAACGCCGCCGTGGCCGCCAAGACAGATGAGGCCACCAAGGCACTTAAAGAGCAGGTGAAGAAGCTTCAGAAGGACGTTGTCTCATTGGCTTCCGAGCCGGAGCCTAAGCCGGTTGCCACGGCAGTTCCTGCGTCCAAGGAGGCCAAGGTCTTTGCCATCAATATGGCGGCGGCACACAACAAGATCGTGAAGGAAGCCCTTGATTCCGTCAATCCTTACGCTTTCACGGCGATGGAAGACGCGTCTATCGACATCACGGATCTCAACGCCGAGTTCAAGATGACGATGCCTCCTAAGATGAAGTTGGAGCTCCTTAACAAGAGGATCTACAACGGATTCGACGACGCCAAGCATATGACCCGCATCCAGTCCAACACGGACTACATCGCAAGCGCGGCCATTATGTCCGAGGTCTCACAGCAGTTCACGCCGAAATGGACTCCTAAGGGAGCGGCCAAGTTCACTCCGATCAGGATTCCTTATCGCCGTCACAAGCTGAACGTGCTGATCCAGCCGGCCGATGTGCTCAAGAGCTGGCTGCTCTATCTCTACGAGCAGGGCAAGACTATGGCGGATATGCCTATCACCCGCTACATCATCGAGAACCACATCCTGCCTAAGGTGCTGGATGACATCACCATCTCGATGATCGCAAAGGGTAAGTTCATCGATGCCGGCGTTGTAGCTGACGGTGACGCGGGCAAGGCCGCCAAGAACTCTATGGACGGTTTCGAGACCATCCTTGTGGAGGGCAAGTCCGATGAGAACTGCAAGATCAACTACTACAAGGCGGCAGCCGACCCGATGGCGATGTCGGACTCCGAACTCCTCGCCTACATCGACGGCTTCGTTGACAGCATCTCCGGACTGTTCGCACACATCGTGACCATCCACTGCTCCGAGCAGCTGCTCACCCGCTACAAGAGGGCGGACTTCGCCGTCAACGGCAAGTACACCGGCGTGGAGAATGACGGAAGCATCCGCTTCACCAAATTCCACCTCGTACCTCTGAAATCGATGTACAACTCCCCTATCATCTTCGCGACTCCAAAGGAGAACTTCGTGGAGCTTGTGGATCTCTCAAAGGCGGAGAACTGCATCGTCAAGATTGAGGAGCAGAACTACGATGTGAAGGTGTTCGGTGAATATTCCCTCTCAACGGGATTCAAGATCGCCGAGGCTGTCTATGCCGCTGTTCCGGACGGCTACACTCCGGTCGAGAGCATCGTCTCCGATGTTCCGGACACCGACAAGTGGGAGAACGGAAAGAAGGCTGCTGACAACACCAAGGATCAGGGTTCAGATACCAACCAGGATCAGGGTCAAGGCGGTGCATAACCAAATAACAAGCGTGAATTATGGCTTACGTTAAATCATCAATTCCAAGACCTGGTGACGGCGCTGGTTGCGCCGCCACCAGAAAATCACAGATCATCCTCGTAGATGTGGAGGATGTCGCCAGCGAACCGACAAGAGAGGTTGGCAACTGCGTTGTAACTGGAGACCTCACATTGAAGACCGGCGCAAAGGCAATCTCCATCTATGCCACGGCTTCCACGATTCAGGTCACCGAGGAACTTTCCGGAGATCCGGACGCCGAGGGAATCAAGACCGGTATCGTGTTCGACCACCCGGGCAACTCAGTGGCCATCAAGAATTTCATCGAGATCTTCAAGAACCGTGGCGTGATCGCCATCGTGCAGGAGTGCGACGGAACAACTGCTGGCCGTCCTCAGATTATGGGACGTGTCTGCAACCCGCTCAGGTTGTCTCTTGAGACCAAGATGGACGGTGAGGCGACCAAGAGGACTCTTACCTGGAAGCAGGCGTTGCCTGACAAGTTCCTGGCCGGTGAATATGCCGGAGAGATGCCGGAGATCGCCGAGGACGCCACAAGCGCGACCGGAGGAGCTTAGCGGATGTCTAATATCGACACAAAAGCCGTCAAAGGCGAGGTTGCGGGCAACCCTGTAAGCGGCGGAACGAATCTGGTTGTCTGTGCCTACGAGGGCACGGACGGCCAGTTGTCCAAAGTCTGGGAGAAGATGACAGGTGTCAAGCCTGTTGTCATCACGGTTGAACCGGACGCTGACATCCGTGACATTCTTGCCGGAATCATCGCCGACAACAATATCTCCGATGATTTCATCCTCGTGCCGGCCAACTGCGTTCCTTGCGCCAAGATTTCCATCGGAGAACTGGCCACACCGCTTGTGTTCCTTGACGTTCAAGGCAACAAGGTTTTCAGCGAAAGGCTGCCGAAACCGTTCTCCAAGGAGAAACTCGTGGACGCGCTTCCAGCGGAAAACCAGACAGCGGAGGAGTTCCTAAAGGACTACTTCAAGAAGAATCTCCATAGACCAATCGAGGCCGGATTCCGGTTCGGCAACATCGTGACTCCGGTCTATCGCGCGAATCCTTGCGAACATCTTGTCATCGAGGCGTTCGTCCGCAAGAAGTTCGTGTTCGCCACTCCTCAAGGCTATGCGGCCATCACACATCTGATTGACCAGTACCTGCTGAATGAGTAACGAGATTGACAGATGGATATGTTCGGGAGCCGAGGTCACTGAAGGACTTCGGCTCTTGAGCATATACGCGCCCAACAAGTGGCTCGACGCTCTTGTCAGGAAGGCGCCGAAGGAATATTCACACCTCCTGAAGAAAGCTTTGCTTCCGTTCGCCACAGAGGTTCCGTTCTCGCAGACATTGACGAAAGGCGGGCGGTTCCGGGAAGACTGGCCGTTCCTCTCCGAACCTGATTGCCCGACCGAACTGAAGGCCCTTGCCGCGGATATGATCACATCGTGGCACAACTATGTCAACGCCCACGAGGATCTGTTCAAATGCACCACTCCGGAAGAGTGCTTCGAGGCCGCGGAAAAAACGGTAAGAAATTTTTATCAAAATTCAGTTTCCCGCACTGAATTTCAATACTACAAGGAGCATCACCGGATTCTTGGCAAACATCCGATTTTCGCCTTGACAAAGAAACTGGATAATCTGAGACGAATGCCGATCACCGAGCTAATCCGGAAAAGGCGCAATGTCCAGGATTCCATCTGGCGCGCGGAGCGGGAAATCAAGAAAGGCGACCGCCCTGACCTGAAAGTGTCAAGAGAGGAAAGGCTTTCCCGCCTGAAGATGACGCTCGATGAGATAAACCGAATGATTAAAGAATATGAAGGAACTGACAACCAAACTTCTCGATGATCTTTCATCCCTTGCGGCCATCGGCTGGACTGATGCCGAACTGGCCGGATTCCTTGACATCACAGAAAGGCAATTGGATGTCATCTTGGCTGATCCCGTCACGATAGATGATCAGCGGATCAGCAACGCCATCAAACGCGGCCAGCTGGAGAAGAGGGCCAAGATCGAACTTGCCGTTGTGCGTGGAGCTATGGGTGGCGACGCCGACTCCGTCGAGCAGTTCCGCGACATCGTCCGGGACAAAAGTTTCACCATCTCAAAGCTGGATCTGTTCGGCGGTGCCGAGAAAGAAGGCGCGTTCGAGAAGATTCAGGAATATATTGCTTCCGGATCAAAGGGCAACCTTTCCGACAAGGAACAGATCTACATCGACCTGCTGACGCTGATATATTCATTGGACGGCCAGTATGGCAAAAGGAGGACGATCAAGTTCCTGACCAGCGCTCCTTTCGGCATTCCCTACCAACGGGCCGCGGACATATATTCAGAAGCCGTGGAGCTCTTCTTCTGCAACCGTAAGGTCTCCAAGGAGGCGATGCGCAACAAGATGGCGGATCAGTTCGACACACTCTATGTCGCCGCGAGGGACGCCGCAAAGACCTCCAAGGACTATGCCGTGGCCGCTGACATCCTTGCCAACAAGGCGCGTGCCCTCCAGCTGGACAAAGATGATCCGGCCAAGCTTCCGGCTGAAATCTACCAGCCGATGTTCCGCCTGCTTTCCGCAACGCCAGAATCCATCGGACTTCCGGCAGCCAACCGTGATGAGCTGGAAAGGCAGATTGACACCGTGGTCGCTCCGGAGTCCGTCAAGAGACGGCTCAGGACCGATGCAGGCATCGTTGATCTCGACATCGTAAAATACCTTGAGGATGCAAAGGAAGAGAGTTAAACCTGAATCCACACAAGCCGCCTCCGTCCAGTACCAGAACCCTTTCGCCCAGATCGTGTCGCTGGCCGGCGCCTGTCAGAACCTCAATGTCGTGGGGCGTGGCGGAGCCAAGACAACCGACATCCAGGCCGAAAGACTGCTGGATGTCATCTATGATATGCCAGGAGCGCCCGTCGTCTGGGTGGCCGACACGTTCACGAACCTGAACGCCAACATCCTCCCATCCGTTCTGGAGGGGCTGGAGCGAAAAGGCCTGCGTGAAGGAGTCCACTATGTCATCGAGAAGGAGCCGCCGACATTCACCGATGCGGAGAAGGCATCCCTTCCGGACTGGCTCAAACCACATTTCTGGAAACCTTTCAACAAACTGGTCTCCTACAAACGCACGATCATATTCTACACCGGCACCAACATCCGGTTCGGCTCCCTTGACCGCCCGGCCACCCTTGCCGGAGCCTCCTACGTGTTCTGCTTCGGGGATGAGGTGAAATATTTCCGGGAAGACAAGATCTCCAACCTGCTGAAGGCAGTCCGTGGCTACAGGCAGGAATATGGTCACAGTGTCTTCTACCGAGGATTCAGTTTCACCACCGATATGCCGGACACCACGCACATCGGGGAATATGACTGGATCCTGAAATATGCCCACAATATGGACATCCCGGCCATCGTGCTTGTGCTGAAAGCCGGCCTGGTCTATAACGAATGCTTGCACGAGGCTGCCGCCGCCAAGGACAAATGGTTGAAGACCCACAGTGGCGAGGATCTTAACATCTACCGCGGCAAGTGCCGTGTGGCCGAGCAGTGGAAGGCGAGATGGACGGAACTGAGGATGAGGAAGGAAGCCAGAACGTTCTTCATGCTCGCATCCTCGTACATCAATGTGGACATCCTCACTGAGCAATGGTTCGGTGATGCCATCGCTGGTAAGCTGCCTGACCTGAACACGGCCATCCTCTCTATGCGCCCGTCCCTGGAATCAGGCGACCGCTTCTACACCTCCTTGAGTGAACGCCACTTCTATTATGATGGCACGGATGAGGAAGCCTACGATGGATTCGGACTGCTTGACCAGGAGGATTGCAGGGTGCTGAAATATCTCGATCTGGACAAACCGCTCATCGCAGGAGTGGATTTCGGGAATATGTGCTCGATGTCCATCGCCCAGAATGACACCGAGAAGGGACGCTCGTGCCTGCGTGTTGTGAAGTTCCTCTACACTCTTGCGCCTGAATATGTCCCTGACCTTGGAGAGAAGTTCCGCGCCTTCTTCGCACCTGTGAGGCGCAAGACCCTGATGCTGTACTATGACCGTGCAGGCAACTCCTACAAGTCCGTGGGTGAGGATCAGGTCGGCAAGTTAAAGAAGGCTATTGAATATGATGAATCCGGCCGCCGTACAGGGTGGACGGTGCAGCTTATGTCCATCAACCAGGGCAACATCGGGCAGCCGGAGGAATATTCATTTATGCAGGAGATAATGAGTGAGCGTAATCCACGGTTGCCGGTGATTCGCATCGACGCGTATGCGGCCAAGCATCTGAAGCTGTCATTGGAAAAGGCAAGGACTGTGGTCAGGAACGGGGTTGTGTTCAAGGATAAGAAAAGCGAGAAGTTACCGGTGGAGCAGCTGCCTACGGAGTCCACCAACCCATCAGACTCATTCAAGTATCTTGTGATGACCAAGCAACTCAGAGGCGTGGCCAGCGGCAAGACGATGCTGCCGTCCTCGGCGACGGATCCTCGTGCGGTCGGGAAAAACAAGGACTGAGTGGGGCGTGCGCCATATATCACCCTCGGGAAGGAATCGCAATTGCGATTCTTCCGTTGCGCGGCCCGGGCTCTTTTGCGTCCGAAAAAGTGCGTTTTTGCCGCGGCGGGGTGCAAGGCTTTGAACCACTTGATTTTGACGGGAATATATTCACAAAACAAGCCCGTTTGGCTGAAATAGCCGAGCCTTGGGCTGTAGTTTCCGGGTTGGGCGTGGTGTCCTTTTTATCGTCTTGGGAGGTGGCTAACTTTGTGATATGAACGTATATGAAGCATTGACGGAGATGAGGCGACTGTCAGAGGAAGACAGGAGCTTCAGCTTCTCGTTTATGAGCTATAACCCCACGAAAGGCACAAGCGACGGGATCGTCTATGTCCGGCGCGGGGTGCTGAGACATAGGGAAACCAAGGAGCACAACAAGAACGCTGACATCATCGAGGGCTACACGGATCTGGAGACAGGAGAGCCGAGGCGTTTCTACCAACCGCTTCTGATGACATTCAACGGACAAAAACTGATACTCGTATGAGCAGAATCGAAAAAATATCCGACCACACATCCGTTCTGCGGCTGAACGATGGCCGGGCTTTCGCGCTTTCCAACAGGAGGGACAGCAGTCTGGACTCCGTGTTTTGGATGGCGCAACAGAGGAACTGGGAACAGTTGCCCCAGACGATTTGCGGACAGAAGATCGTGCCGTTCGGCCACGACAACAATCTGCCGGTGCACCTAAGGGACATCCTGGACGAAAACAATCTTGGTCCGGGAATCCTTGAAAGGCAGATGGGGCTTCTCTACGGGCAGGGCGTGTTCCTTAACCGGCTGGCTTACCAGGAAGGAAACATCGTGCATAACTGGGAGGAGGACAGGGAGATCCAGGCGTGGCTGGACAGCTGGGACTATATTAGCTACATCAAGGGGTGTATGACCGATTACCTGCATCTGAAAGGGTTTTTCGATGCCAAGTATCTGGAGAAAGGCCGGAGAATAGGCAGGGAGCCAAAGATAGCCTATCTTGAGCATATTCCTTCAAAGAACGCAAGGCTGGAGTGGACGGACAGCAGGGAGATCAAGGACGTGAAACACATTGTTGTCGGGGATTTCGAGCATTCCTGCGTCGGTACCGGCGTAAGGGTCTATCCGGTCTATGACAGGAAGAATCCAGGACGGTTCGGAGCGTCGGCATCGTACAACCACACATATTCATTCGCAAGGGATTTCTATGCTGTGCCTCAGTATTGGGGAGCGTTGCGCTGGATTGTCAAGGGTTCGGAGATTCCGACCATATTCAAGTACGTGACGGACAACGGAATCAACCTTGCTTATCTGGTGAAGGCTCCCAAGGAGTACTGGGAGGAAAGGCGTGACCGTCTTAGGATGGTTCATCCGACTTGGGATGACACCAAGGTGGAGAACGAGATCAGCCGGTTGACGGAGGATCTGCTGTTGCAGATGCAGGATGTGCTCAGCGGCAAGGAGAACGCCGGAAAGTTCTTCTATTCGCTCGATATGCCGTCTGAAAGCGGCGCGGGGCGTGTGTCTTGGTCCGTGGAGGCGATAGACCAGAAGATGAAGGACTTTGTGGAGGCTCAGTTGAAGATCTCGGAGGCTTCGGCATCTGCGATCACATCCGGAATGGGGCTGCATCCGTCGCTGTCGAACGTGATGGTGAACGGAAAGCTGGCTTCCGGCTCTGAATTGCTCTATGCGTTCAAGCTGTTCCTGCTTTCGGACACGGAGATCGCCTCACAGACGATTCTGGAGCCGATCAACCAAGCGATAGCGTTCAATTTCCCTGGAAAGGGGCTGAAACTTGGGTTCTTCCACAAGCAGTTGTCGGCGGAGGATGCCCTTACTTCTTCGGCAAGGGTTAAAAATCAGTGATTATGATGGATTTGTTCAACAGAAATCGGGACGGTTCCAAGGAACTTGAGGATCTGACCGGCCAATGGTACGCTTCCTCTCCTTTCAGGCTGATCGAGACGGAAATCCGGTTCGCCACCGATGAGGTGGCGCGGCTTGTGAGTCCGGAGGTGGTCAAGGAGGCCGCGGAGGCTTACGATGAGGATGAGAAACCGGAGCTTGTGGCCGCTGTGAGGCTTCCGGTGGCTTGTCTGGCGTTGATGCGGTACGCTAAGCTTTCGTCCGTGTCCCACGAATCGACCGGCCGGAAGGTCAAGATCGATGACAATGAGAGAAGCCCTTACGAATGGCAGATAGACAGGGATGACAGAGCGATGAGGGAGCGGTATTTCCGGGCTTTGGACGCTTTGTACACCTACTTGGAGACTTCCGGCAACGAGAACTGGAAGACTTCGGCCAAGAGGATGATGACGGGCGAATCCATTGTCAGGAATATTCAGGAGTTCGAGGCTGTCTATCCAGTCGATGGAAGCTACTATGTCTATTATCTGCTCCAGGCGCTTGTGATCGAGCGGCAAAGGGCGGTCATTGAGCCGTTCGCAGGGGATAAATGGGCTTCGATTACTGACGGTTCGGCTGAGCCGAGGGCGCTTTCGCTGGCCAGAAGGGCGGCGATACTAAGTGCGGTGATCGTGGCCGGAACGAGGTGGAGCCTTGAGGTGTTTCCTATCGAGATCGCAAGGCGGTTCTCCCCTACCTATCAGGGCAACAAGTCCAACCGTGTGGCCACGATGGATGAGATTGACTGGTATGTCGGCAATCTGAAAAGTGAGGTCAAGGACGCTTTGACGGATTTGTCGGCTCTGATCAGCGAAGATAAGGCGGATCCTAAGCTTTTGCCTGTGAATGACAGGCGGAACAAATTCTTTACCACCGAGTGATGAACACGATTGAGGTTTTCGAGACCGGCAAGGTCGTACAGGTGCCTGGTTCGTGGAGAGAAATGACTCCGGAGCAGGTGCGTGGGGTATTCCGGATCTTCGAGAGGTGTCTTAGGCGTGGGGAATCGCCGTTGGACTTCAATGTGAGGGTCTTGTGGATGCTGCTTGGGGTGCGGAGGACTGTCAAGGGATGGTTTGCCGACATATTCGCCGGCCACAGGCCTACTTTAAGGGATGAGAACGTCTATCTGATGTGCGAGAGGTTCCTCGGATTCCTTTTTTCGGAGGAGTCGGCGGCGCTGACGTTTGATTCGGTCGCCAATCCGATGCCGGTGGTGCGTTCGGGGCTTGTTTGGCTTCACGGTCCGGGGGAACTGCTCCAGGATCTGACGTTCGGGGAGTTCAGGCACGCATCCGCCGCAATCAACAGGTTTTTCAGGAGCCACGAGCCGGAGGATCTGGATGAATGCATCGCTTTCCTGTACAGAAGACGTTGCCGGAAGGCCAACAGGGCAGGTCGGATGGTGCCGGATGTGGACCAACGGAATGCACGTGGGCATATTCATAGAGCGTCGAGGTTGAAGGGGTGGCAGAAGAATCTCGTGATGATGTGGTTCGCGGCTTGCTTGAAGTACCTTCAGTCGGGTGTTCTGGAGATTAACGGGGAGGAGGTTGATTTGTCGAAGCTGTTCGCCGGGGATGAGAAAAGTTCGGGGATAAGCTTCGGGTGGAATGATTTGTTGGTCGAGGTGGCTAAGGAGAACACGCTTGGCAACATTGACAGGGTGGATGAGGAGCCGTTGTTCTCGGTGCTGTCGATTATGTGGCATAACTATAAGGAGAGAAAGAGAAATGAGCAGATTATCAAGGCTTCAAAGGCTCACTGAGTACCTTGCGGGGTTGAAGATCCATTCCTGCTGCTGTTGTGAGCACATCGATCCGATTTGCACGACCGCGCAGTCGGACGCCACTTCCAAGCTGGCGCATCTTTCGGGTGTGCAGGTGGTGGTCGCGCGTCCGGAGGTGCATCAGCGTGGGGATTCCGATTCGTTCCGTGAAGAGCTGGGGACGGTGATCTTCGTGTTGGAGAAGGGGCTTGGGCTGGACAAGACGGAGGAATCGGAGAATGAGCAGTATTCACGGCTTCTGGAGATTGCGGATTTAATTCTGGCTTACATCACGGAGGAGGCTTCCAGCTATAATTGTCAGTTGGTGACGGGTTTGTCGCTGGCTTCGGCTGATGTGGTGCCTGAAGCAAGCGTGTTCGGAGGTTGGAGCGGGTACAGCATCGAGCTTGCGTTTGAGTGATGGATGTCAGGGCGCGTTTCGTAAGTGAGGTCCTTCAGGATGAGGGTCAGCGGCTTCTGAGAAATCAGGGGAAGGCCATCGAGGCCAAGGTCAAGAAGCGTTCCGGGCGGTTGGAATCGTCCAGGAGTGTTTCGGTGACCGGTGGGAGCGGTGCTTCGGGGACTTTGACGTTCGTCCACGTGGCCTACGAGCGCTTCCTGGACATGAAGCGTCTCCAGCGTGGCGGCAAGTCCGTCAAGAGCAACCGCAAGATCCACAATCGCTATGTCTTCGGTGCTTTCGCCTCCATCGCCGAACGGCTGATGTACGAGTTCACGGAGGATGTCATCGCCCGGATCAGGGAGTCGGAACTGGGCCAAACGAAGTGAAAATCAGGCGGGAAGTCTTGATTATTTGGCCCAAAGTTTGTTTCTTTGTAAACACATTCGCAATACAAATGCAATACGGAGGCACTTATGAGACTTGGAAAAGATGACATATTGGTGATTAAGGCTGTTCTACTGTATATTCTTACACATAGCAATGATGGTCAAAGGGACATCTACAGCCTTGTCAAGACGGCCTATTATGCGCAGCAGAATCATCTTGCGCAATATGGCACTCCCCTTTTCAAGGATTGCATCTGCGCTTTGCCGTTCGGGCCGGTACCGTCCAACATCTACAATGTTCTGAAAATGGCCAGTGGCGACTCCAATGAACTCAATTATCACAGATCCGATGATATGCATCTGGCTTCGGATGCTATAAATTTCAAAAGCGGGCGGTATTCCGCAAAGGAAGACCCCAATATGGATTTCCTATCCAAATCTGACATTGAGAGCCTAAACTATGGCATTGAAAAAGTTGCGAAAATGTCTTTCAACCAAATAAAAGAAGATACGCACGGAATGGAATGGAATCGTGCTTTTAACAGCAAGTCTTCTTTGAAGGAGATGAATCTTCTTAATATCGCCAAAGAAGGGGATGCGTCATCGGATGCCTTGCGGTATTTGGAGGATTTCCTTGAGACCGATAGGTTTGCAAGGTTATGATGGAACTTGATTCATTCCCTGCCGAACTCAGAAAGCAAGCTATTGAGATTGGTCAGGTTCTGAAGATGGAGATGTTTCCGGAAGACAGTGTGAAGCCTAAGCCGGGAAAGGAATCCAAGCCTAAAAGATTTGTCATTATCGGCAGGACAGATGACAGTGGAGTGCTGGCCGCTCTTCTGGTAAACACTCGGATCAATGAAAAGATGTTTTCACAGATTGCACCTTACCAGCATTTGGTAAAGGCGGCTGACAATGATTATCTGGATCACGATAGTTATGTGGATTGCTACACTGTGAAGGAGTTCAACAGCGAAAGGGTTCTGGAAAGCGCTGAATATCTTGGACACATAAAGGATGAAGATCTGGCAGAATGCCTTGAGCACGTCCGACAATCACCGGCCATCAAGCCTTATTTGCTGAAGAAGTTTAATTTATAAAGCGGCGGATTGATTTTTGCAAGAAGAGAAATAACACACTAATCTTTGAAGTCCTATGTTCTTTATCGGTGATATTGGTTGGCTTGTCTGGCCGTTGTTGTTTGTCGCTTTGATTGCGATTTTTGTCGGTTTGGCAGGGTTGATTATATTTCTCGTAGGTGGAACGATTGGAAGTGCCGTGGTTGGACTGACCTCCAAGAACAAAACCAAGAAAAGCGTTATGGGTGATTTGCTGTTGCTTCTTAGTGGCCTGGTCATTCTTGCAAGCGTTGTCTTGACAATCATCTGGGGTTAAACTCCATTGTATTTGTCCTTTGCAGCCGCTGATTAGCGGCTATTTTTGTGCCATAAAATCACGTGAGATTATGGCTAAAAGAATTACGGATGAGGATCTTCGGCTGAACCTGATTGTCAACGGGGATGGCGGCAGGAAGGAGATGCTTGCGCTGGACAGGCAGATGAAGGATTTGCAGAGTTCGACCAAAAGGACCAGGACTGAACTCAAGAATCTTGAGAAAGCCGGCAAGACCGGCTCACAGGAACACCAGAACCTGACGAAGACCCTGAAAGACCAGGAGAAGACCCTGACGGAATGCCGGGAAAAATACAACAAACTCAGGGATGCCATTTCCCTTGAGAACAAGACATTGGCGGAACTCCGGAACCATCTGAAACTGACGCAGACGGCTCTTAGCAAGGCCGTTCCCGGGACGGAGAACTGGAAGAAGCTTAATGCCGAGGTCCAGCAGACCAAGGCAAGGCTTAAAGAGCTTACCTCACAGTCCGGGCAGACCAAGGGTGCGCTTGAGAAATTGTCAAGCGTCAAGGCCGGAGCTTTGGCGGCATTCGCAGCTATCGCAGGGGCAGTCAGAGGCGTGGCAAGGGCGTTCCAGAAGATAGTGGACTTCGAGCAGGCCAACGTCAACCTCTCCACCATCATCGGCAAGAACGTCAAGGACATCGAGGCGCTGACATATTCGGCGATGGAGCTTGGACGGACCACTGAATACACCGCCTCGCAGGTCACGCTGCTCCAGACAGAACTCGCGAAGCTGGGTTTCAAGGAGGGTGCGATCATGCAGATGCAGGAGTCCGTCCTGCACTTCGCCACGGCCATCGGGACCACCCTCCCGGAAGCGGCGGCGATGGCGGGAGCGACACTGAGGATGTTCGGGCTTGACGCCAAAGACACCGCCGACACCCTCGGGGTGCTGGTGCAGGGAGCCAACAACAGCGCGCTGAGCTTCTCCTACTACCAGACAGCGATGGCCACGGTCGGACCGGTAGCGAAGACATTCGGTTTCTCGCTCAGGGACACGGTCGCCCTGCTCGGCACACTGGCCAACGCCGGGTTTGACGCCTCTTCCGCGGCCACTGCCACAAGGAACATCCTGCTTAACCTCGCGGACTCAAGCGGCAAGCTGGCGGTGGCCTTAGGCAAGCCTGTAAGCACATTCCCTGAACTGATGTCCGGGCTGAGACAGCTGAAGGCGCAGGGAGTTGACCTTAACACCACGTTGGAACTGACCGACAAAAGGTCTGTCTCCGCCTTCAACACGTTCCTTGACGGAGCGGACGCTGCCTTGGCTCTGAGGGATTCGCTTGAGGATGTCAACGGCGTGCTGAAGAATACAGCCGAGGAAAGGATCAACACGGTCGAGGGTTCCGTCAAACTGCTCCAGTCCGCATGGGAGGGGCTGATCCTCTCGTTCAAGGAGTCCGCCGGACCGATCAAGAGCGTGATTGACTGGCTGACCCGAATGGTGGAGGGGCTGACGGAGCTGATCAATCTTGGAGGCCGTCAGGGATTCTTCTCCGAATATTCACAGGCCTTGGCTGAAATCAACCCCGAGACGGATCTGGGGCCGGGGGTTACTATGGAGAGCTACATCGCGTCCACCCGGGAGCAGTTGAAAAAAGAGGCAGAGGCCGCCAAGGCGAAGGCTGATTCGCAGAATGGGTTCGGAAGATGGTGGAGCGGCTCCGGCGACGCCGCGGAACTGGCAGCGAACAGACTCGAAGGATTCGACCTCGCTGCCGCCCAGTACCTGAATGCGTCCGGTGGCGGAGCCGCCTCCTCTTCCTTCCCGTCGGGATCAACACCGCCATCAAACCCACCAAGCCTCCAAAATCCGCAAAAAAACAAAGCCCTCTGGTCATTGAGCAATGACGAGGCGTTCCTGACGGCCAAGGCGGAACTGACAAGGCGGTACAACGAGAAGGAGATCTCCTCACAGGAGGAATATAACGAAAGGCTCTATCAGCTGGAGGTGGCGACATTGACGGCTCGGCTGGCGGCACGGAAGGACTCCGGGGCGGCGCGGTCGAAGATTGAGGGCGACCTTCAGGAAAAGATCAAGAAGCATTCGGATGACGCTCTGAAAAGGCAGCAGGAGAACGAGAAGAAGGCTGGCGAGCTGGCCAAGGAGGGTGCGGCTGTCATTGCGGCGGCTGAGACGGACAAGACCAAGGCGGCGCTTGCGGCGGAGGAGACCAGGTACGCCGCCGAGTTGAAGAAGTTCAAGGACACCAAGGTTCTGTACGAGAACCAGGCGGCGGTGCTTGAGGCTATCGAGAAGAAGCACCAGAATGCGCTGCTGAAGATAAAGCAGGAGGCGTTCGATAGAGAGCAATCTAAGCTGGAAACAAAGCACAATATAGAAAGGCAAGAAATAATGAGCTTGTATTCCGGCAAAATTGCTCAAGAAAGCCCTAACTCCAAGAATGTCACGAAATTCACAAAGGAGAAAGATTATGCTCTCGTTGAATCCGACTTGGCATATCTGACTAGATTAATGTCACAGTTAGAGAAAATTAAAGACGAAGGCGGAATAGACGGAATCAAGTTTCAGCAAGATGAACTTGACAAATACTTATTGAAGCTAGAGCAAACCAAAACCAAGATCGCCGAACTTACAACCCAAAAGAACAAGAGCGACGGAGGGGTATTTTCTGGCACCGGCAAGGGTAGCCTTTTTGGTGTCTCGCAGGATCAGTGGAACGAGTTCTTCGCAAACCTCAAGACAGGCAAGGACAAGGCGGAGAGCCTGTCAATCGCCCTGAATGCCGTTGGTGGTTTTGCTCAGGAGGGCTTCCAACTGGCAAGCAAGGCGATCGAGCTTACCAACGCCAAGGAAAACAAGGCATTCAACGAGTACAAGAAGAACAACGAGAAGAAAAAGAAGGATCTGAAATCCAGATATGATGCCGGATTGGTGTCACAGGAGCAGTACAACGCGAGGGTCGAGGAGATGGAAGCAGAGGAAGAGGCAAAGCGCGAGGAGATGGAGATCAAACAAGCAAAGAGGACGAAAGCGCTCAATCTGGTGCAGTCCATCATCAACACGGCTTTGTCGGTCACCAAGACCTTGGCGCAATGGGGCTGGCCAGCCGGTGCGGCTCCTGCCGCGATCGTGGCCGCTTTCGGGGCGGCGCAGACTGCATTGATCGCGGCGCAACCGATCGGTGCGGAGGAGGGCGGCTTCGTGAACACTCGCCGGGCTCAGGACGGAAAGGCCTTCAAGGCGCGGCTCTCTCCTGACAAGAGAGGCTTCGTCTCCTCCCCTACCGTGCTTGTGGGTGAGAACGGCGGTGAATATGTGATCCCGGCTGACGGACTGAGCAATCCGACATTGCTGCCGGTCGTGGCGACGA